ACTGTTGATGGTGTGACTACGATTAAAGCAGAACATGAGGCAGCCTATCAGGCTAAGTTAGATGCTGAAGCTGCTGCGGCAGTAAGAACTAAGCGTGATGGATTGCTTGCTGAAACAGATTGGATGGGGTTGTCGGATGTTACAATGTCTTCTGATTGGGCTACTTATAGGCAAGCATTAAGAGATATAACTACACACAGTAATTTTCCACATAACTTAACAGAAGATGATTGGCCTGAAAAGCCTGAGTAACTATGAAAGTTTTATTTATTCTAATAGTTACTATAGGCGGTCAAAGAGTAGATCAAACTTGTGAGCAAGCTCTTTGCTTTCAAGATATAAATAGATGTTTGTACTTTGCTCAAAGGTTAAGTAATCAGCCAGAGTATCCAGACATTAAAGCTCATTGTCAGCATATTAATGTTGATGAAGACTCAAGGTGGTACAAATAGTATGGAAAACATTGTTTATTTAAATCCTAAAAATAAAGATAAATTAATTGAAACTGCCACTAAAGAACTAGTAGATTATCTTGTTACTCAAGCAGATAGAGGTGTACCTCTTGAAGCTATCATAGGTCTTTTAGATGTTTATAAAACTAATATAACTCTTGAACTTTTATCATTTAGTGAGGATAAGTAGTATGGCAACTAAGAAAAAGGGGACTATGAAAGGCCACACCATTAAAGGTGGTCATAAGCGTCCGACTAAATCTGGCGCAGGTATGACCAAGAAGGGTGTAGCTAAATATCGTAGGGACAATCCCGGCTCTAAGTTGCAAACAGCAGTTACGGGCAAGGTCAAGAAAGGCAGCAAGGATGCAAAGAGGCGTAAGTCTTTTTGTGCTCGTTCTGCGGGGCAGATGAAAAAGTTTCCCAAAGCTGCTAAAGATCCTAATTCTAGGTTACGTCAGGCTAGAAAAAGGTGGAAGTGTTAATCATGACTGAACAGGAATTAGAAGCACTTATACATAAAGCAGCCCAAGAGGGAGCTAAACAAGCTCTTAAAGAAGTAGGCTTGTCTGATGAAGAAGCCTATGACGATGTTAAAGAACTTAGAAGTTTACTAGACTCTTGGAGAGCTACTAAAACTACAGTAGGACAGACTATAGCTAGAATGATAACAACAGCGTTACTGACTGCACTAGCGGTTGGTATTTACATGGGATGGGGAGAATAACTATGTTGACAGCACTAAACGCATTACTAGAAAAACTTCAAGGATTTTTAACACGCACTAAAGATAAACTAGACTCGCCATCTAATTTAGATAATAGAGTATTAGTCTATGCAGGTGTTGTAGTCGTTATACTTCTTGGAATCGCATTAGCAATTTAAAAGGACATAAATTATGATTGGACTTGTAGATAAATTAATTGGGCCTGTATCAAGTATCTTAGATAAATTTGTAGAAGATAAAGATCAGCGTTCATTGTTGGCACATGAAATAGCAACTATGAGCGAACGACACGCTCAAGAAACTATACAAGCTCAATTAGAAATAAATAAAACTGAAGCAGCACATAACAGTTTATTTGTGGCAGGGTGGCGACCCGCTATAGGATGGTCTTGTTGTTTAGGTATGGTCGGTAACTTTCTTATAATCCCATTTGCTAACTTTGCATTAGCGTTAGCTGATACAGATATAGTTATACCATTAATTGATTTACAAACTATGATGCCTGTTCTTTTAGGTATGCTTGGTCTAGGTGGACTAAGAACTTTTGAAAAGGTTAAAGGTGTTCAAAGAGAGAAATAATTATGGCTAGAAAAAGAGCATACAAGAAAAGAGTAGACTATCGTAAGGGTGGTAGAGTTTCTTATCAAATTGGTGGTATGACTGATGAAGATAGACAAAATTTTGAGCCTGATACTGGAATAGGTGTCATTGGAGGCCCGGTTAGGGTGATTGGTGGTGGAGATACTGTTGATCCTGCTCCTGATCCCTTTGAAGGTTTAGCACCTAAAAGAGATGACGGTAATTATACTGCTCAAGAAATGAATGATGTTGTTGCTGCGTTTAATGCAGGAAAAGTAGATGCTAGTCAACTAGAACAAAGATATGGTATACCTGCTGCTCAAATTACTTCTAACATACAATCTGCCAATCAAATAGCTGATATACCTGCCGATGGTAAATATACTCAGGCTGAAACACAACAAGTAGTTGATGCTCTTAATGCAGGAACAATAACTTCAGATCAAGTTGCTGATCAATTTGGAGCTACTGTAGCACAAATAGAAGCAGAACTAGCTAGGCAAAATCAACAGGCAGCAGGACAAACTGTTACTACACCTGATCCATTCCCAACAGTAGGGGGAGTAGGAGGAGTTCAAGCAGCTACTAGAACTCAACTATTAGATAAAGCAACTCAAGCACAAATGGCTGCTATTGATACTGCAACTAAGGCAGATGGTACAGCAGCAACAGGAGCTTTTATATCTGATTATCAAAGAGTTAATCCTAATTTATTAGTTGATGATAGAATAGCAACTACTATTGATCCAAGTACAGGTATAACTGCAAAGGCAGATATAGAGGCAGTATCTAAGTATACAGATGTACAGCCACCTACAGGAGTATCTAAGTCAGCTTTTACAGTAGCAAAGGCTAATGTAGATCAAGCAGCCGAAGCAGGTACAGTAACCCCTGCAAACTATAACGCAGCTTTAGTAGATGTTTTAAACAGTCCACAGTTTGCACAAAATAGAAACAGACCTCCTATTACAGTAGATGAAATTAACGCACTAACTGAACGAGCACAGGCAGCACAGTTTAGTGCAGAACAATTAAAAACTGGACTAGGTAGAAGGACAACAGACGTTACTTTATCTGATACTGCGTTCGTAGAAAAAGTAGAACCAAGAGATCAAATAACTTTATCACCAACTAAAGAAGCTGAAAAGCAAACTAGAGAAGCTATAACAGGTACATCAGCTACAGGTGATGCTGCTAGAATTACAGACACTATAGACTATGAATCTTATAAACGTAGAGAAGTTACGGGAGTTGCAGCTAAAGATGCAGCAGTTCAGTTTACAGCAGAGACAGCTAATATACCTGCTAACTTAGCAAGGACTATAGTAGAAGACCCTGCTAAAGTAGAAGCACAGATAGATAATGAAGCTCCTGAAGTTATTGCAGCAGTAGCAGCGTTACCTCAAGAAGCTTTAGTATCTTCACAGATGGAAACACTTTTAGCAGGTATGGAGTCTGGTAATATACCTACATGGGCTAGACCTGCTTATGATGCTGTTAATCAAAACATGACTCAACGAGGTATAGATGCTTCTACTGTAGGACGAGATGCTTTATTTAATGCTATTATACAAAGTGCTATACCTATAGCTCAAAGTAATGCACAGGCTTTACAGACTAGAGCAGCACAAAATCTTTCTAATGAGCAACAGGCTAATCTACAAAGATCACAGCTAGATGCTACTAGAAGAATGAATAACTTAGCAAATCGTCAGACAGCAGAGTCACAGTCAGCGCAGTTTGCACAGAACTTAAATGTTCTTCAAAGTCAGTTTAATCAAGAAAGAGATACTTTATCTGCTCAACAGCAACAACAGGTTAGACTACAGAATCTTCAGAACCAACAGAGAACTGCTGAACTTAATGCACAGAATGAAGCTGCATCTAAATCACAGAACTTAGGTAATGAACAACAAATAGAACTTGCTAATTTACAGATAAAGAATCAAACAGAACAGCAGAACATGACTGCTGAGAATCAAGAGCGTCTTGCTGAAATGCAAGTAGCAGCAGACTTCTTGTCTAGAAATGCAGGGTTCGCACAACAGATGGAGATTGCTAATCTTAGTGCTGATCAACAAACAAGACTAGCTAATCTAACTGCACAGAATCAAGCAGGATCACAAAACTTAACAGCAGCACAACAGACTGAACTAGCTAATTTAAATGCTAGGATGCAAACTAATATTGCTCAAGGACGTATAGCTCAAACAATGGGCGTAGCTTTACTTAGTGCAGACCAACAACGTGCTGTTCAAAATGCTACTACAGTAGCTAGGATGGACTTAACTAAGTTTAATGATGCTCAACAAGTAGAGTTAGCTAATAGTCGTTTTATGCAGACAGCTACTATTACAGACTTTAATGCAAGACAACAGGCTGTTATGCAAAATGCTACAGCACTTGCAGGGTTAGATGCAGCTACAGCAGATCAAAGAACTAGACTAGCTATTAGTCAAGCTCAAAACTTTTTAAGTAGAGATATGGCTGATTTAAGTAATGAACAACAGTCTTTAATATTAGATACACAAGTAGAACAACAAAGACTACTATCTAATCAAGCATCTCAAAATGCGTCTAGACAATTTAATGCTACATCAGATAATCAAGTTAATCAGTTTAATGAAAGTTTAGCTACACAAATTGAACAGTTTAATACAAGCCAATCAAATGCGATGGCTCAGTTTAACGCTACTGAAGCAAACAGAGTAGCAGCTATAAATGCAGGTAACGCTATAGATGCTGCAAAGTTTAACAATCAACTAACAACACAACTAAAACAGTTTAATGAATCTATGGATTTACAGAGAGAACAGTGGAATGCTGCTAATGCTCAAGCTGTAGAACAATCTAATATACAGTGGAGAAGACAAGCTAACACTATAGATACTGCTGCTCAGAATGCAGCTAATCAAGAAAACGCAGCTAAGTCTTTTCAGATTTCAGCAGCCGATCAAAACTTTATATGGCAAACATTAAGAGATGAAGCTGCTTATTTAAGACAGGCTTATGAAAACAATGAGCAACGTAAAACTACTTTATATGCAACAGCTATTTCTAATGACATTGATACAGGTGCAGTTGGTATTCAACCCATAGTAGATATTGTAGACGGAATTATAGACTAGGAGAAAGCAATGGGATTTTTTAGTAAAATATTCAAGGGTGTTAAAAAAGTCTTTAAAAAGATTGGTAAAGGTATCAAAGGTGTTTTTAAAGGCATTGGAAAATTCATGAATAAGATTGGTGTTGCAGGTCAAATTGCTCTTATGTTTGTTCCGGGGATAGGGCCGATGCTGTCGGGGATGCTCAAAGGATTAGGGGGCGTAGCTGCTACAGCACTGGGTAGTATGGGTACTGTAGGTAATGCTATACTTAGTGGAGCAAAGTTTGTCATAGGTAAAGCTAGTGCGTTTGCAGGTGGAGTAAAGAATACTTTTAGAACTATTACTCAAGGTGTTAAAACTTTTGCAGGTGAGTTTACTAAGACTGCTCTTAACAAGATGGGTTTTGATCCTACTAAATTTGGTTGGTCAGCAGATGGTAGTTTTGATACTTGGGTTAAGTCTGGTAAAGATCAAACCTTTGGAGATGCTTGGAATAAAGTAACTACAAACATTACTGACAATGCTAATAAGATTCTTGATCCATTTAGAAAAAGTGTAGTAGCAGATTCCGGTGCTACTTTAGATACTTTATCTGATAGTACTTTTAAACCAGTAGATGAAATAAAACAATTAAATCCTCAAATACAAAACTGGGATGACATTAGTGGTAAGGCTATAAACTTAGACCCTGATAATGTTTCTCAAGTGTTTGGAGTTAGTCCTTTAAAGTCAACAGCAACAATGACTCAACCTCAGACTCCTTCTTTATTAGACCCTGATACTAATTTATTAACTGGAGAAAAGATAGTACCTAAACCAACTGTAGAGGTTCCTTTTAAATTACCTGAAAGTGCAGTAGATACTATAGGAACAGATACAAGTGGCGGTAGCTTATTAAGTATGCCTAGCTTGGGTTCAGCAGCTACACAGGTAGGAGTTAATGTAGCTTCTCAGGCAGCTATGGGAGCTTTAGCAGGTGATCC